ACGCGATCAGGTAGCAGGTATTGTCAAGTACGGCCAAGACGTTAAAACACTGTTAGGCATGGGGCTATCCCAAGACGCATTAAAGGCCGTACTCGAAGCGGGCGGCGAAAGTGGCGCGGCTATTGCAGCCGAACTTATTAAGGGCGGCGCTACAGCAATCCAAGAAACTAACGCCCTAGTGATGGCAGCCGAACAGGCCGCGTTTACTATCGGTCAGTCAGCCGCCAGCCAATGGTACGGTGCCGGCGTTTCTAACGCACAGTCATATTTGCAGGGCGTCGAAGCGGCGTTTGCTGCAGCCCAAGCCAAGTTGGGGCAAAAGGGTATTAAGTTGCCGGACATTAAAGGCATAGGTGCGGGGTTTGCGGAAGCAATCAGCCCGCAACCAGTAGGCCGAGTAATACCAAAACGCCCGGGCCAAGGCTACGAGGACTTCGCCAGCCTTACCGTAAACGTTACGGGCGGCCTTGCTACTAGCGCGGAAGTAGGGCAGGCGGTAGTAAACAGTATCCGCGCTTATAACCGTTCGGCAGGCCCCGCAAATATACAGGTGGGCTAATGGCCACGTCAGTAATTGCTAGCGGTAACTATGAACTGTTTATAGACACTGGTTTCATGCTGAACGCGTTTACGCTTGATGACGCAACACGCGGCGTATTAAATAACACTGAGTTTGTTTTAGACGGCTTAACCGAGTTTGCACCAATGCTGGAATACGCTAAAAACGTTTCGGTAACCCGTGGCCGCCGCGAGATAGGTGACCAATTCAGCGCTGGCACAATGTCGTTTACCCTCGACGACACACTAGCCAACGGAATACTAAACCCGCTATACACGTCTAGCCCGTTCGTAGACCCTGCCGGGCAGTTCACGTTGGCGCCTTTACGTCGAGTATCGCTAGGCCGTTATGACAGCACCAACACGTTTGTAGCGCTGTTTGTAGGGCAAATAGTGAACTATGATTATTCGTACGAGTTGGGCGGGAATAATTTAGTTACTGTTTATTGTGCTGACGATTTTTATTTATTAGCGCAAACCAGCCTCGCCGAGTTTAACGTATCCGAACAATTATCTAGCGCCCGCCTTACTGCTGTACTCGATCTGCCCGAAGTTAATTACCCGGCACTTAGTCGCAACATAAACACAGGCACCCAAACATTGGGCGGCGCTGCCGCCTACACCGTGCCCGAAGGTACAAACGTAAAGGCCTACCTCAACCAAATACAACAGGCCGAACAGGGCCGCGTTTTTATGTCGCGAACGGGAGTACTGAACTTCGACCCAAGGATAGGTAATACCCTCAGCGGCAGCGTGGCAGACTTCCACGACGACGGCACAAACATTCCCTATAACAATTTAGGCATAACCTATAACGCCGATCAGGTAGTAAACAGGGCCAGTATCCAACACTTGGGCGCTACGGTGCCTGAGGTTGCTGACGATCTAGCCAGCCAAGCCAAATACTTAATACAAACGGTAAGCATTACTGACAGCCTGTTACACAATGACGCAGCCGCCGCCACGCTTGCCAGTTACCTACTTGTAGGCGAACCTGAGGCCACGTTTACAGCAGTGCAAACCGATTACCTAATGCTGACCACGGCCCAGCGCGAAGCCCTAGCGCTAGTAGATATTGGCGACACGATCACGATCACGAACACTATTGCCGGCGGCGAAGTGGCCCAAGAGTTAAGCGTCGAGGGCGTGGAACACCGCCTAGATTTTGTTACAGGTCACAGGGTCACCTATTACACGGCGCCTACCGTAATCGTTTACCAGTTCATACTTAACGACCCGATTTATGGCAAACTAGACATACAAGACCCGCAACCCGTTTTAGGATAAAGTAAACCCATGGGCGCCAACGCACAAACAGCAGTACCAGTATTTACAAGTGGGCAAGTCCTCACGGCCGCGCAAGTTACGCAAACTAATACTGGCATACCCGTTTTTGCCACTACCGTCACTCGTGACGCGGCTTTTGGTGGCACAGGCGAAAAGACACTTGCCGAAGGCCAGTTTGCTTACCTTGAGGATACGAACACGACGCAATATTACGATGGCGCAACTTGGCAGGCTGTCGGAACTACGCCAGGCCTTGTGTGTGTCAAAGCGGAAACAGCGTTTAGCAATGTAGCCAACGTGACAGCAGACGGCATTTTTACTAGCGCATATACGAACTATAAACTTATCGTTCGTTACTCAATGACAACTGGATTACTTGCAGTACAATTTCGCGCCGCAACCGTTGATGCGACCACTAACTACAACTCACAATTTTTGAGCGCGAGCAGCACAACTGTTGCAAGTCAAAGAAATGCGTCACAATCGTCTTGCAGAACCTACCAACTTGTTATCGCAAACCAACCGAAACGACGGTGGATATGGAAACATTGCATTTATCTTTTATTCTGGCAACCACTCAACCGCTACATCTTATGACGGTATAAAAATTTTAGGAACTAGCGCAAACATTACGGGCAGTTACACAATTTTTGGATACTCAAAGACGGTATGACAATGCGAACAAATGACAACGGCGTAGAACGCAACATGACCGAAGCCGAACAAGCCGCACACGAAGCATGGTTACTTATCGCCCAAGCCGAAGCCGAAGCAAACGCACAAGCCGAAACCGCTAAAGCAGCCGCGCGGCAAGCAGTCCTAGACAAACTTGGACTAACAGCAAATGAAGCCGCCGCGTTACTGGGCTAAATATGCGGCCCTACTTTTTATGGTTGCAGTCATAGCGGCGGTATTAAATGGCTGCACAATTTCTAAACAAAATACTACCTACCAATGCTTTACAAAGGCGGCGTGCGACAATGATTAAAACCCCTGAACAGCAACACGCGGCGCTAATAGTGTTCGTGGGCCGTCTTATGGCAGTCTGTTTTACTTTTACTGTTATGGCGTTTATTTACGGTGTGCTGTTTGTAGATCAGCCAATGGAACAGGCCCCAACAGACGCGCAACTAATAGACTTACTTAGCACGTTGCTTGTGTTTCTTACTGGCACCCTTAGCGGCCTTGTGGCGTCTAACGGACTTAAAAGCAAAACCCCGCCAACTGAATAATGGCTATACCGCCAATTAAAAAACTGGTACTGCCTGCCTCGCTGCAACACGTTAAGCCGGGCGAACTACCCGCCAGCCTGCTAGTAGACATAAAACCGTTTGGCAAACTACACCCACTAGCCGCTAACGCTTACAACGCTGTAAGGGCTGCCGCGTTCGCTGCAGGTATAAAACAATTTAAGCCGATTAGCGCAGGCGACACTTACCGCAGTATCAGTTTGCAGCGCCAAGGATTTTTGGCCCGCTACACACTCGACGTTATACCCGGGCAAAAGCCACGCGTATACGAAGGCAAAAACTATTACCTAAAACCCGGCAACGCACCAATGGCAGTACCCGGCACAAGCCGCCATAACTTAGGTTTGGCCTGTGACTATGCAAACATGGCTGGCGCCACGTTTGATTTTATGTGCGAACACGGCCCACGTTTCGGCTGGTCATTGGAAGTAATGCCCGCTGAACCGTGGCACTGGTTTTACTGGCCCGGTGACAAAGTGCCAGCAGCGGTAACCCAATATCTACAAGGTTTGCAGCCAGTATCCCCCACCGCGTAACACGTGCCTACTACGGTTTTATGACCGACGAAAAGAGGACTACCACGCATGAACGAACTACAAACGTTTACCTATGAATGTTTTATAGGCCGTATGGATAACGGCCAGCAAGTGTTAGTACAGATTTTTAGAAACCCTGCCAGCCTCGAAGTGTTGGCTAGTCAGATCGCGTTTCGTACCGCTGCCGGCGACAGTTGGCAAACGCCTTACCAGTTGGAGAAAATGCCATGACCCCATTTGTAGCAAAGTTGGCGCTAGGCGCTGTTTGCACTATTGCCGCGTCGCTGTTGGCTTGGGTAATGCCCGGGTTACCTGACAGCGGCCCAAGCCGCCCCGTAGCCGTCGAGTACGTCTATGAGGCAACCCCAATACTGCCCACCACAACGACGGTAAGCCCGTTTAACGAAGGTAACTGCCTACAGGTAGTGTCACTGGCCTTAGTGATGGGTTGGCCTGCTAGCGAGGCTGACACAATAGCCAAGGTTGCAGCCCGTGAAAGCCGCTGTACTAGCGACGCATATAACGCGCTAGACACTGCAGGCGGTAGTTACGGCATATACCAAATAAACGGTTTTTGGTGCAACCCCTCGACATACTGGCCGCAAGGCTGGCTACAGGCCAAAGGCGTATTAACCGACTGCCAGCAGTTATTCGACCCAGCAATAAACACAAAAGCCGCGCTAGCCATATGGTTAAATAGTGGTTGGGCGCCATGGAAAACAGCCCAATAACCCGATAACAAAGGATTACCCGACAATGCTAGAACCAATAGAACCCGATACCGGCATAACCGAACACACCCGAAAAATGTTTGCACTCATTGACGATTTAGTAAGACCAAACCACGTTGCTAAACCAGTAAACAGGCACGTTTACCATCTCATAGGTGAACTGGAAGCACTACGCCAAGACCTGTTACGCATGGATGACGTGCGCGCACGGTTTTTAGAACTGGCCATAATCGAGTTAGAGAAACTGCAATAATGTTTAGGTGCAGCCTGACCGCTGAGGATTTAGACCGCTGCAAACTTGTAGCAGATCAGATCAGCAGCAATAGCCGCGAATATAAACAGCGTTACGGCGCACACAAACGCGTTACAGACCCCGAAACGCTAAACCTAAACGGTGTGCTAGGCGAATACGCGTTAGCAAAATACCTTGGTTGGGCTTACTGGTATACGGAATATGACCCCAGCGCCTATGACGTTGCCGGCTATGAAGTTCGATCTACACGCCATGCCAACGGCCATTTGATAACACACCCGGGCGACAAACCCGGCATATATGTATTGGCCATTATTGAGGGCGACAACATGGTAAGGCTGCACGGCTGGCGCACCCTGAAAACGGCAAACATGCAGCGCCACTGGCGAACCGATATGCACACCCCCTGCTATATGACCCCGCAAACCGAACTATGGCCTATGGATATGCTGCCAGCAACCGCGTTATACCTATGTGGTAAAACAGACTAAGTAAACCCGACTAGAAAAGGACACCCGACTAATGGCATTTGATTTACAAAACTACGTTGATGTACCAACGCGACTTGCTGAGGCATACAAGCGTTGGCCGAACTTACGCATACAAGAAACCGTAAACGAAACAGTAACTATGCCCGATGGCAGTTGTTTTATACGTTGCACGGTTTCGGTTTGGCGTGATGAACTTGACAAACTGCCAGCGATCGCTACAGCAGCCGAACCATACCCGGGCAAAACGCCTTACACCAAAAACAGCGAGTTTATGGTAGGTATGACTAGCGCCTTAGGCCGCGCGTTGGGGTATATGGGTTGCGGTGTTTCTAAAAGTATTGCTAGCCGTAATGAGATCGAGGCACGGCAAGACCCAGCAGCACCTGGCGAAGTAATCGCACCGCGTGGCCGCGTGCAAGCGGGCAGCGCTGCAGGCGCAATTAGCGCCCCTAGCGGCAACTTTGCTAGCGCGAAGCAAATTAACTTTATTAAAGCGTTGGCTAAAGGCCGCGAGTATGACGAAGGCGAACTACTAGAAAAAATCCATGAGATACTAGGCAAAAACGACGTGATACTAGAAACGCTGACAGCAGCAGACGCCACAAAAGTAATCGGAATAATGAAATGACCCGCTACAAATCTAACTACAGTTACGCACAAGATTTACGCGACGTACGCCAACACAGCATGGAAACAGCACGCAAACTGGCAGCCGAACAGGCGTTAGTAATGGACTTAAATAACCAAATAGCCGCGCTAAATGTCGAGATAGAACGCTTAAGTGATGAACTAAACCTAGCCCATGAAGCATTACGTAGGGCCTTTAGTCCACAATGACGCCTAATCTGATGAGTGAACGCGATCTAAAAAACTGCATAGTGAACTATGCGCGCCGTTACGGCTGGCTAGTCCACCACGATTTACCCAGCCAACGCGCTAACGGCAGTTGGGCTACAGCAGTACAAGGCGATAGCGGTTTCCCTGATCTAGTGTTAGTACACCCGGGTAACGCCGATGAAAAAGTGCCGGCACAAATCATTTATGCCGAACTTAAAACGCAGCGCGGCACACTAACTGCAGGCCAGCAACAGTGGTTAGACGCGCTAACAGCAGCAGGGCAAACAGCGGTAGTGTGGCGCCCCGCAGACATACCAGCGATTTTTACAGATTATATAAAGCGTTAGACAACTGGCTAGCCCCAAGGCCTACACCCGTCGCACGGTGAAAGGTAGAAAACACGGTGACGTGGGTAGATCGGCGCGCCCTGAAACATGCAACACGAAATGAATTAGGCAAAGCGTCGAAGCGGGCTGTAAACATAATCAGCCAAGTAAGTAATGCTAGGTAACGGACTGAGTGCAACCCGTGGGCGGGCATTACTGCATTAGGCTTTACAGTGCCGGCATAAACAAACCGATAACAAACCCAACCCAACAGAGGTAAACCCGACATGATGAACTACTACTACTCAGCATTAGCAAGCCGCGCAAGCGGCGCGGTAGCCCAAGCGCAGCGCGGGAGTAATCATGCCAAGTAAACGCGAAGGCCCACGCCCACGCAACCAAGCAGACTACAAACGCAACAAACAAATACTGC